ACTGATCCAGGTTCAGATGGCAGAGATTCAAGCGAACATACAGAAGAAGCAGGCTGAGCTGGCCCTGGAACGCGAGAAGATGGTCCGCGAGGATGACCGGCGTCGAGATAAAGATGAGGCCGATATAGCCCTTAAAGCAGCAGAGATAATCGCCCGCTATGGTGCCCAGGTTGATATGGCTGGGATCAAGGCGGGGAGTGAGCGAGACAGAGAAATGGTTAAGCAACTATCGAGCGTGAGAAATGGCCAGAACAGAACTCCAATATCTTGAAAATCTTCAACGGATCTTCGATGACGAGGATTTTCAGGAGATGGTGAATCGGGTTAAGTTGGAATACTTTGAAACTTGGCAGGCCGAGAGAAAGCCCGAAAATCGGGAACGAATTTATGCGCAATTGAAAGGTTTGGATGTCCTGGTTAACACCATGAGGGCCGCTGCAGACTCGATTGCATTTGATAAGAAGAGGGCGAAACATGAGTGATGATAAAATATACGATGCGGAAAACCCCACATCTGGGTTATTCCAGGCACAAGCGGCGATTGAAGATATCCTGACCCCTCCCGAGGAAAAGGTCGAAGATTCTGAAACCCGCGTTGACGAGTCCTCAGAAGAAGCGTTAGTTGAGGGCGAGGCTGAATTAGAAACTGAAGTCGAGGAATCCGAACAGGAATTCGACGCAGAAGAAGACGATGCCGAGCTGGATGACGATGAATACGAGCCAGAAGAACATCAGGCTGCCGAGGCTTATACCGTTAAGGTTCACGGCGAAGAAGTTGAGGTTGAGCTTGATGAACTGAAAAACGGCTACTCACGTCAGGCAGATTATACGCAGAAGAGTCAGGCACTTGCGGAAGAAAAGAAGACTTTTGAACAGGCCCGCGATGCTATAGTACTCGAGCGACAGCAATACGCCCAACTTCTTGGTGCACTGCGACAACAATTGAACGCGAACAATGAGCCGGCCCCCAACTTCGACCGGATGTATGACGAAGATCCGATTGAGGCGACCCGGCAGGAACGACAATGGCGACAACGTCAGGGTGCAAAACAGCAAAAGCTGAAGGCGATACAGGTGGAGCAACAGCGGGTAGCGCAAGCAAACCAGCAACGCCAGCAGCAGCAAATGCACGAACTGATCACCGCCGAGGTCGAGCGTTTGCCCGAGGTTATTCCCGAATGGAAAGACCAAGAGCGGGCAGGCAAAGAAAGAGAGCAGCTTCGAGAATACCTTTTGGAAAACGGAGTTGCAGAGGATGAAATGCAGGCATTGGTGCGCGCCAACCACATTAAAGTGCTGCGCAAAGCAATGTTATATGATCAGGGCCAATCGAGGGTCAAAAAAGCGACCAGGAAAGCGTCGGGGTCAAAAACTGTGAAGCCTGGCAGCAGGCAGGGGCAAGTGGCCCCGCGTTCAAGAAAACTGAAAAGAGCTCGTCAGCGCCTGAAAGAAACCGGTCGGCTCGATGATGCAGCCGGCCTTTTAGAATCAATGCTATAAAGAGGAGCGAGTAGGACTATGAAAAATGGCGATTATAACAAATACGTTTTCGCGGTATAGTGCCATCGGCATCCGCGAGGATCTTAGCAATGTAATCTTTAACATATCACCGCAGAGTACGCCCTTTGTCAGCAACATGACAAAGAAGCGGTCGGTCAAGAACACATTCTTTGAATGGCAGACTGACTCACTGAGTGCCGCCGCCAGTAATGCGCACATAGATGGTGACGACCTCAGTTCGTTCACCGCTGTCACACCCACAGTTCGTTTAGGAAACTATACACAGATATCACGTAAGGATTTCGTGATCGCTGACAACCTGGGTGGTGCCATCGATGAGGCAGGCAGGAAATCTGAGATAGCCTACCAACTAGCACTTAAAGGGGATGAGCTCAAGCGCGACATCGAGTACAACCTCTGTGGGTTGTCCCACGCGGCTGTTGGTGGTAACAACACGACGGCCCGTCAAACGGCTCCGTTGACATCCTGGCTAACCTCAAACACATCTAACGGATCTGGTGGGTCTGACCCCACGTTGTCTGGTGGCGTGCCAAACGCCGCACCGACAGACGGGACCCAGCGCTCCCTTACTGAGGCGCTGCTGAAAACCGTCGTACAGAGCATGTACAGCAATGGCGGTGACCCTAAGTTCTTGATGGTTGGACCTCACGTTAAGACTGTGGTCAGTGGCTTCGCCGGCATTGCCGCGCAACGCTACCAGGCGCCTGATGGCCCTACGACTATCATTGGTGCTGCTGATGTGTATGTGTCTGACTTCGGTTCAATCTCGGTTGTGCCTAATCGGTTTAGCCGGGCCAGGGATGCATACATCATCGATCCCGACATGGTCGAAATGGCTACGTTGCGGCCGATCCAGTCTGAGCAGTTGGCTAAGACTGGCGATGCCACGAAGTACATGCTCCTGGCAGAGTATGGTCTTCAGTGCAACAACGAAAGTGGACTGGGTGTTATCCGAGACCTGAGCACGTCGTAAGAAAAGGACGGGAAATGGCAGATAAGCGCAGCCTATCGTTTGACCCAACGTCGGGAATAAGGACTGACTTTATTTTCGAGGAAGGGACTAATCTTAAAGATGATCAGATCGTCATTGCAACTTCGCAAGACGTGACGGCCATTGTTAAGGCCAATAAGCGATCCGCGAATGCGATAGACAAGCACCAGAAACACGGTGAATGGTCTAAGGTTGCGTCTATCCCCATGTCCGTTTATCACCAATTGAAGGAGCAGGGCATCACTGATGACCCTGCTCGCTTCAAGCGGTGGCTGAATGACGGCGAAAACAAATACTTTAGAACCAGGGGGGGGACAGTTTAGGTGGCCCTCACTACATACACCGAGCTAAAGGCCAGCGTGGCCGATTGGCTCAATCGCGACGACCTAACATCAGCGATACCAGATTTTATAACCTTGGCCGAGGCTGAGTTTCAACGCAGCATTCGGCACAGGAAAATGATCACTCGGAGTCAGGCGACTATTGACAGTCGGTATTCGGCAACGCCCGCAGACTGGATGCAGTCGGTGAGCCTGATCATGGATACCAACCCGGTCACCCCATTGATTTATGTGACAAGCGAGTGGTTGAACAAAATGCGCAACGACTCGAGCGCAACAGGTACGCCAGAATATTACACGCATATTGGTGATGAGATTGAGGCTTACCCGGCGCCAGATTCAAGCTCTTACACGGCAGAGCTCGTGTACTACGCAAAGGTACCTGTGTTGAGCGACAGCAATGCCAGTAACTGGCTTTTGGCGTTGAGCCCTGACATTTACCTTTATGGAACTCTTATCCAAAGCGCGCCATATCTTCGTGATGATGAGCGCCTGGTTACCTGGGGAGCGATTTACAACAAATTGATTGATGACATGAACGTGTCTGATCAGCGGACACGCGGACAAACTAGCGTAACGATGAGAACTAGAGCACTTCAATAGGACAGCAAAATGGCTTTTACAGATTACTTAGAAAACAAATTGCTGGCCCATACGTTCAGCAATACGGCCTATACCAGCCCGGCAACTGTTTACGCCGCGCTATATACGGTTGCGCCTACCGACTCGACCACTGGCACTGAGGTGAGTGGTGGTGGTTATGTGCGGCTGGCAGCGTCATTTACGACGACTGGATCCGCGAGCACCAACGCGGCTGCCCTGGAGTGGGCAACCGCAACTGCAGGATACGGCACGGTGGTCGCAGTTGCGGTCCTAGATGCCTCGACCTCTGGCAATATGTTGGCGTTTGCGTCTCTGGACGCAAGCAAAACTATCGCCACGGGGGATGTGTTTCGGATCCCGGCGGGCGACTTGGACATCACACTAGATTAAAAAATGGCGACAGGATTTGGAAATGGCAGTTGGGGTGCAGGCAGATATGGTGAGTGGTCTTATCTCGACGGTTCGGCAACAGTTGCTGCGTCTTCTGCATTTTCTGCGAGCGCAGCTCTCGTTCAGCAGGGATCTGCTGCTGCGGCGGCGAGCTCAGCGTTCACGGGGGCTGGCCAACGGATCCAGCAAGGCGCAGCCACGGCAGCGGCGACATCCTCATTTACAGCGTCTGCGGAACGCATACAGCGCGGCTCGGCAACATCTGCTGCGAGTAGCACATTCTCGGCAGTGGCAGAGCGAATTGCGCTCGGTTCTGCTTCTGTCGCGGCTCAATCGAGTTTTACGGCGACTGCTGGGATCATTAAAATTGGCTCTGCAGAGATTAGTGGATCATCCTCGTTTTCAGCGACTGCTGGATATGTGCGTCTTGCTTCTGCTTCTGTTATTGCTGTTTCTGCTTTTGCTGCCAGCGGCCGTCACAAGTGGGAGCCGGTGGTTGGGCCGTCAACTGCGTGGACTGCTCAGTCAGGTGCGAGCAATACCTGGACTAGTCAAGCTGGTGCGAGCAATACCTGGACGGGGCAGGCGCCCGCGTCAACAACCTGGACAAAACAAACCGACGCTTCGACCGAGTGGGCGCAAGCAGCATGAGGAATAATTAATGGCTTCCACCTATGCAAATGATCTCAGAATAGAACTACAGACGACGGGGGAGAATAGCGGATCTTGGGGCACCCGACTCAATTCTGCACTTACCCAGACAGCCGAGGCTCTAAGCTACGGCACCAAGGACTGCTTTGCGACAGATGCGGACCAAACAATAACGGTCCCTGACGGCACCGCAGATGCATCACGGGCGCTCTATCTGAAGGTAACTTCAAGTGCCACGTTGACCGCAACCAGGACCATGACTATCGGGCCCAACACGATATCCCGATTGATGTTTATTGAAAACGCAACGACGGGATCTCAATCCATTACGATCAGCCAAGGCACTGGGGCAAGTGTCACTATTGCAACCGCCAAGACAACCGTTGTTTATTTTGATGGCGCAGGCGCTGCTGCGGCTGTAGTTGATGCACTGGCGCTAGTTGACCCCGGCGTGACAGATACCTTGGCAGAAGTTCTTGTTGCTGGTAACGCAACGGGCGGCACTGACATTGCCACCACTACGACCGATAAAGTGCAGTTCCGTGATGCGGCGATTTATATAAATTCCAGCACCGATGGCCAGCTTGATATTGTGGCCGACACTGAAATTCAGTTAGCGGCTACTACTGTTGATCTGAACGGGATCTTAGATGTTTCGGGTGCCTCACAGTTTAGCAGCACAATTACAGTCGGCGTGGATGGCACAGGCTATGACGTTAAGTTCTTTGGCGATACTTCAGGCGCGTACATGCTCTGGGATGAATCAGCGGATGACCTGAAGCTGGTAGGAGCCGCAGGGCTTACTGTTGCTGGCGATATCGACGTAGATGGAACCACTAACCTCGACATTTTAGACGTAGATGGCGCTGTTAACTTTGCCGCAGACGTAACCTTTGCAGACGGTGCAGACATCATCACGGCTTCAGCAGGGACAAGTAACTTCAGAGCAGGTGTCAACGCAGGTAACAGCATTGCAAGTGGTGGTAATTATAATGTTGTCGTGGGCGATGAAGCGGGTACTGCGATTACTACGGGGGATAGAAATACAGCATTAGGTTTCGGAGCTTTAGCATCTGAAGATGCACACGGTTATAACATAGCCGTAGGCTATGCGTCTTTAAATCAACTGAATGCAGGAGCAGAAGGATACAATACGGCTGTCGGATATGCCGCAGGTAATAACGTAACCACAGGCATTCACAACACCCTCATCGGTGGTTTAGCTGGTGATGCGTTACAGGATGCAGATTACAACGTAGCTGTTGGTTCTGGGGCTTTAACTACTGATACTTTAGGTAGTAACTCAACCGCTCTGGGGTATGCGGCACTAAACGCGCAAAACTTTGCTTCAGCTACAAATACTTATAACACTGCTGTTGGTTATTTTGCTGGTAATAATGTAACCACAGGCGTTCGTAATACTATTGTAGGTGGTCTTGCTGGTGACGCTATGACAATCGGTAGATACAACACCGCTCTGGGCTATAACGCCCTTACTACTGATATAGACGGAGATTGGTCAACAGCTTTAGGCTATGCCGCTTTGGAGAACCAAGAATCTGATGGGGCAAATCAGGCTGTTTATAATACGGCGGTAGGGTCTTATGCAGGGGCGAATCTTACAACGGGGATTCAAAATACCTTTGTAGGTGGACTTGCTGCTCAAGCTGGCGCTGTAACTGGTGATAATAATGTTGCTGTTGGTTATAGCACAGGAAACGCTTTAACTTCAGGCGCTCGTAACACTCTTATTGGCGCTGCAGCAGGTGATTCTCTAACAACTGGGTCTGATAGCGTAGCTATTGGTTATGCCGC